AAGTTTAGGCGGCTTTGCTGCAGATGGTGTAGGTGCTGCAGGTACAAACTCTATGGGAACACAATGGTTCAACAACGGAGCATTAACTTTTGATGGTATCAAAATCTTTGTTGCTAACGGATTAGGTTCTAACCAAGCTATTGCTGCTGAAAAATCAAACATCTATTTTGGAACTGGTCTCCTTTCTGACCATAACGAAGTAAAAGTAATTGATATGGCTGACATTGATGGTTCTCAAAACGTAAGAGTCGTAATGAGATTTACCGCAGGTGTACAGTATGGTATTGTTGATGACATCGTAACTTACGGTATCACTAACTCTGCTAACGACTAATAAACAGATTAACTAACTAAAGAGGGTGGGTAAGGTATATTCCTGCTCACCCTTTTTTAATATATAAAATATGGCTTGTGATTTAACACGTGGTAGAAAAGAACCCTGCAAGGATGTAGTTGGTGGTCTGAAAGCTGTTTACTTTACTGATTTTGGAGATTTCGGTACAGTAACTCAAACAGATGACGAAATTACTGATATGTCAGGTACTTTTACTGCTTACAAATATGAACTAAAAGGAAATAGTAGCTTTGAACAAGCTATTACTTCAAGCCGTGAAAACGGAACGACTTTCTTTGAGCAAACTTTAAACCTTACGCTTAAAAAGCTGTCTAAAGAAGATAACAAAGAATTAAAGCTATTAGCATTTGGTAGACCACACGTTGCTGTTGAAGATTACAACGGTAATGTATTTGTTATGGGTCTTGAACACGGTGCTGAAGTAACAGGAGGTTCAATTTCTACAGGAGCAGCTATGGGAGATTTAAGTGGTTACACTTTGACTCTCGCAGCATCTGAATTAAAACCTGCTAACTTTGTATCAAGTCCTACTGCTGCTGACCCATTTGATGGTATGAGTAGTGCGACTGTAACAGTTACAGAAGGTACAAACTCATAAACCGAGTTTCATTTGATTGAAGAGGGTGGCTATATGCTGCCCTTTTTTATTGCCCTTATAATAACAAATTCAAAGTTTTTTTATTGTATAAATATGATTGTATTAGAAGAAAGTGCATCAGCACAAACTATTAATTTAATACCAAGAAAGTTTACAAGTGGAACAAGTTACAACGTAACTGTTGTGAATGAAACTACAAATACAGAAGTACACAACGTAGATACTACATCTATAGCAGAACAACTGTATTACAATACTTATACTGCGGTGTTTAATTTAAAAGAAGATGTAAGCTATACGCTAACTATTAAAGAAGGTAGTGAAGTAATACACAAGGATAAAATCTTTTGTACTAATCAAGCTGACTTAACAGATTACACTATCAATAGTGGTGCTTTTATTTCTAATGATACAGATAACGAATTTATTACATTCTAATGGATAATTTACACATAGTTAATTTAGCATCTTACAATAGACCTAAAATCAGCGAGGACAAAAATCGTGATTGGGTTGAGTATGGGGATGACAACGACTACTATTCTTATCTGATAGACCTTTATACTAATTCAACTACAAACCATTCTATTATAAATGGTATTAGTAATATGATTTATGGAAAAGGTCTTGATGCTTTAGATAGTAGTAAAAAGCCTGATGAGTACGCTTCTATGCGTTCTATATTTTCTGACTCTTGTTTAAGAAAAGTAGTACTTGATTTAAAACTATTAGGTGAAGGTTCTTTTCAAGTGTTATATCAAAAAGGAGATGTAGTAAAAGCAGAACACTTTCCAAGACAAACACTACGAGCAGAGAAATGTAACGAAGATGGACAAATAGAAGCATACTACTACCATCACGATTGGGCAAAAGTAAAGCGAAGTGATAAACCTCAACGTATTGCTGCTTTTGGTTTTGGTAACGGCAACGAACCTGAAATTAAAATAGTAAAGAAGTACGTTAGTGGATATGATTACTATTGTCCTGTAGATTATCAAGGTGGATTGGCTTACGCTGAATTAGAAAGCGAAGTAGCTGACTACTTAATTAACGATGTACAAAACGGATTTAGTGGCACGAAAGTAGTCAACTTTAATAACGGTGTTCCTGATAGAGAAAAGCAGATGCAGATTAAGTCTGATGTAATGCGTAAACTTACAGGAGCAAGAGGTGAGAAAGTAATAATAGCTTTTAACAACAACGCTGAATCTAAAACAACAGTAGACGATATTCCATTAAATGATGCACCACAACATTACGAATACTTATCTAACGAGTGTTCAGCTAAACTAATAGTAGCACACAGGGTAACAAGTCCATTACTTTTAGGAATTAGAACAGAGAACAATGGTTTAGGGTCTAATGCAGACGAAATAAAGACTGCTGCTTTACTTTTTGACAATATTACTATAAAACCATACCAAGACCTATTAACGGACTGTATGGATGATATATTGTCTATTAATGGTATTTCACTAAAACTTTATTTTAAAACTTTACAACCTTTAGCGTTTATAGAAACAGACAACGCAATAACAGACGAAGCAAGAGAAGAAGAAACAGGAGTTAAAAACGAATTTTCTTTATCTAAAGAGTTTGATGATGATAAAATGTTTGACTTGCTTGAAGAATATGGTGAAGATGAAGATTTAGAGAATTGGGTATTAGTAGACGAAAGAGAAGTAGACTATGAGCAAGAAGAAGCATTAGATAAGATGATTGGTTTAGCTTCTACAGGAACTGCAAGACCTAACGCTACAAGTGAGCAAGATGGTGAGGTAGAAGATATGAAGTTTAAAGTACGTTATCAATATGCACCTCTTAAAACACAAGCTAATTCAAGAGAGTTTTGTAAAAAAATGGTTGGTGCTAGAAAAATATACCGTAAAGAAGATATAATGCAAATGAGTACAAGAGCGGTAAATGCAGGATGGGGATTAAACGGTGCAGCTACCTACGATATTTGGTTATATAAAGGTGGAGGTGCTTGTCATCATTTTTGGATGCGTAAGACCTATATGGCGGTAGATGTAAAACCTGATGCTACAAACCCAAACGCAGAGGTAAGTGTTAACAAGGCAAAGAAAGAAGGTTTTAAACCTGAAACTAATGACCCTAAAGTTGCAAAGCGACCAAAGGATATGCCTAATCAAGGATTCGTAAATAAGTAAGATATGGCAGATGCACTATTCATAACAAGAAAAGATTTAGTAAAGTTTAGTTCTGTCAACGGTAATGTAGATACAGACAAGTTCTTACAGTATATTAAGATAGCACAAGATATACATATCCAAAACTATTTAGGAACTGACCTTTATAGCAAGATACAATCAGATATTGTAGCAAGTAGTTTAACAGGAGACTATTTAGCACTTGTAAACGACCATATAAAGCCTATGCTGATACATTGGGGATTAGTTGAGTACTTACCCTTCGCAGCATATACAATCGCTAATAAGGGCGTATTTAAGCACAGTTCAGAAAATGCTACAAATGTAGAAAAGAACGAAATAGATTTCTTAATAGAAAAAGAAAGAAACGTAGCACAGTATTATACTGATAGATTCATTAACTATATGAGTTTTGAGGCAAGTTCAAAGTTTCCTGAATACTACACAAATAGTAATGATGATGTATATCCTGATAAAGATGCAAGTTTTGAAGGATGGGTACTGTAAGATATAAACCAAAACAAGAGAATGTAAATAAGTTAAAACAGTATTTAGCTTATATAACAAAAACCAAAAAAAGTAATTGTATTAAATATGGCAAACATTGAAGATTGGTACGGAAGAAATTCTATCGGATGGGGAGAATCATACGACTCTTCTTGGTTCGGTAATGCAAATGAAGCAAATAGTTGGGGTATTATATATCCTTTTAATGCTGATGGTAGTTTAATACTTGCAGACACCAATTTAATTAGTGCAGATACAACACAATATAAAGCAGACGCAACACAATTTTAAGATATGGCAAAACAAGTAATAGGAATCGGAAGTGCAGCAAACGATGGAACAGGAGACCCATTAAGAACTGCCTTTGATAAGGTCAACGACAACTTTGATGAAGTTTATGGTGCTGATTTTGTAGATTACGATAAATTAGGTACAGAATTTACTACTGCTGCGGTTATTTCTGCAAGCGATGTAGACTTTAGTTCTGCTGCGGTATTTACAAAAACAATATCAGGTAACACTACACTTACATTTTCAAACGTAGAAACAGGAATGGTTAAGGATTTAGTCATTACAGGTGCTTATACTTTAGCACTACCTGCATCGGTTAAGACAATCACAGGAACGTATGATGGTTCAGTAGGAAACCTAATTCAAATAGTATCAACTAATGGCTCAACAGAACAATGGGCATCAATCTCTCAAGAAGCATAATTATGGGAAAGAAAGCAATAAATAGAAACGGTGTAATAAAGGTTTACGAAGGTGTACCTAAAACCTTATACTCTTCAACAGGAACTTACTTAAATGCTCCTGCTATGACAAGTGGAGAGTTAAGAAGTGCAGGTTTATTTGATGTAGTATTACCTGATGGTTATGATTCACAAATACACGATTTATCTGAAATCTATTGGGATAGTGCCAATATACAATTCACTTACGACAAATCAAATAAGACTTGGTCGCAAACAGTAGCTGAACTTAAAGAACAAAAGATAGCTAACTTAAAATCATCTGCTAACTCTGAACTATCAAAAAC